TGGAGAATGCGAGTGTCCCGCAGGAACTCAAGATATTAATGGTATTTGTGTTCCTGATATTATAGAAACAACTACTTCTGTAGAGCCATGTCCAGAAGGACAGGAAAGAGATGTTAACGGTAATTGTAAAACAATAATAAACCCTAACCCTTGTCCTGCCGGTTCTACTTACAGCATAGAAGAAGATAAATGTGTTCCTAATATTATAGATATTGTTCCTTGCCCAGAAGGACAAGAAAGAGATATTTATGGTAACTGTGTAGAAAAAGAAAATCCATGCCCTGCCGGTTCTACTTATGATACTAATTTAGATCGTTGTGTTCCTGATACTGTTCTTTGTCCTGATGGACAACCTCCTAATCTTGACGGTAGTTGCGACAGAACAGAAAATCCAATTCAAGAAGAAGAACCTTGTCCTAATGGAGCTACAAGAGATCCTATAACAGGAAAATGTCCTGCTGAAGAAGGGTTAATGGGTGGTTATTCTATTTCTCCAACAGCAACAACAGACGGTTTATTTAGTGACGAATTGTTTAAATTTAAAACTCCTGATTTAGAATTTAGCGAACTAGAAAAGTACATGAGAAAAAGGTACAATGTATGACATACCTAAACTTAGTAAACGCTGTGTTAAGGCGTATGAGAGAAACAGAAGTAACGTCTATAAGCGCAACTGCTTACTCTGCGTTAATTGGTGAGTTAGTTAATGAAGCTAAAAGAACAGTAGAAAGCGCGTGGGATTGGTCAGGACTAAGAGCCGACATAAACTTTAATGCTACATCAGGAACTGTTACTTATGCGCTTACAGGTAGTGGAGACAGACCTACAGTTTTAGATGCAATTAACACAACGTCTAAAAAAAGAATGTGCTATGAAACTTCAGCACAGTTTAGAAACTTTACAAAACTAAACACCGCTCAAACCGGATCACCTTTTTACTTTACTTACAGCGGTATTGACAGTAACGGAGACACAAAGGTAGATGTGTATCCTACTCCTGACGCTACCTATGCTTTATCTTTTACCGCCGTTAAACGTCCTGTAGACCTTACAGGAGCTTCTGACACTCTTTTAGTACCTTCTGCTCCTGTAATACAAATGGCTACCGCGTTAGCCGCTAGAGAGCGTGGAGAAACAGGAGGCACAGCAGCAGCAGAACACTTTGCTTTATCAGACAAAACACTGTCAGATGCAATAGCTTTTGATGCTGCTAAATATCCCGAAGAACTTGTGTGGCGCGTTTTGTAATGGCTCAACAACTGCAAAATGTAACTATATCAGCACCTGCGTTTTCTGGTATTAATACCCAAGATTCGCCTATTGATTTAGACCCTTCTTATGCGTCTATTGCAGACAACTGTGTTTTTGACCGCTATGGTCGAATTGGTGCTAGGAAAGGATTTGAAGTATTAACGACAAACGGTAATGCAGCTTTAGGAGCATCTTTTACACAAAGCATATTTGAGTTTGTAGATCAGAGCGGTGACGTTACTGTATTATCCGCAGGTAACAACAGGTTGTTTTCTGGAACTACAACACTTACAGAAATAACACCCTCTGGTTATACTCCTACAGCAAACAACTGGAAGTGGGCTAATCTTAACAACCATGCTTATGGATTCCAAAGGGGCCATGAGTCTTTAATTTATACCGATTCTAGCGGATCTGGGGCATTAACAACCTTTAGTGGTTTTAGTGGAGAGTCGGGAACAGCACCACAAGCTAATGAAATTTTATCAGGCTTTGGTAGGTTGTGGGCGGCTGATGTTACAGGAAACAAACATACAATTTTCTTTAGCCACCTTTCTACTGGATACCAATGGTCAGGAGGATCATCAGGTTCCTTGGACATTACTAGTGTGTTACCTAACGGTGCTGATGATATTGTAGCTCTAGCGGCACATAACGGTAAGTTAATAATATTCTGTAAGAACACTATTCTTATATACTCAGGGCCAACTAACCCAGCTACTATGGTATTAGAAGACACCGTAGTAGGAATAGGTTGCATTGCTAGAGACTCTGTAGTAAGCACAGGTACAGACTTGTTGTTTTTGTCAGACTCAGGTGTAAGATCGTTAGGAAGGACAATACAAGAAAAATCAGCAGCTATTGGTGACGTAAGCCAGAACGTAAGAAATGATTTATTAGATGAAATGGCTATACAAACAGGAATAATTAAAGCAGTTTATAGCCCCGAAGAATCTTTCTATTTGTTAAGTTTACCTACCTCTGAAAAAGTCTTTGTATTTGACACTACTAGGTCTTTAGAAACAGGAGCGTTTAGAGCTACAACATGGTCAAGCATAAATCCTCGTAGTTTTGCTAGAGGTGTTGACGGTACTCTTTTCTTTGGTAGATCAGAAGGAATTTGTAAATACACAGGTTTTTTAGATAACGAAGCTACTTATCAAATAAGTTACTTTAGTAATCCTTTGGCTTTTGGCTCTCCGGCTAACTTAAAATTCTTAAAAAAGTTTAACCTTACAATTATTGGTGGTGCTTCTACAGCAGTTACGTTTAAATGGGGATACGATTACACAGAACAATATACTAGCCAAGATTTTACTATTGGCTCTTCAAGTGCTGCTCAATACGGCATAAGCGAATATGGCGGTAGCGCAGAATACACAGCTAGTCTTTTGGTAAACACTCCCAAAATAAATGCTACAGGAGGTGGAGAGGTTGTTACTGTAGGTTTAGAAGCACACATCGAAGGTGCTTCTTTCTCTATCCAAAAGATTGACATACTTGCACTAATGGGACGCATACTATGACAGACTATACTAAGACGGTTAACTTTGCCGCTAAGGACAGCCTAAGTACAGGCAACTCTAATAAGGTTGTTAGAGGGTCAGAGATTGATACAGAATTTAATAATATTGCTACAGCCGTTGCAACCAAACTAAACTCAAGTGGTGCTGTGTTTACCAATGCTGTTTCGTTTCCTGATGGTACTGCTACTTCTCCAGCAATAACAAACACAGGGGACACAAACTGTGGTTTGTTCTTTAGTGCCGCAGATACTATAGCTTATACTGCCGGAGGAACTGCTCAGGTAACTTTTGCTGATGGTCTTATTGCCCCAGTAACTACTAATGATGTTGACTTAGGTACTGGTTCACTACAGTTTAAAAATGCATTTTTTGATGGGACAGTAGAAGCAGACGCATTTACAGTTAACGGTGTAAGTCTTTCAGAAACTATTGCAGACACTGTTGGAGCAATGGTAACAAATAATACTGAAACAAATATTTCAGTTACTTATGATGATAATGACAATACTTTAGATTTTGTAGTAGGTACAGTTGCTGCTTCTAATGAAGTTACAGTTACAGCTAATAACACTGCTGATGAAACAGTTTATTTAACTTTTGTAGATGGAGCTACAGGCTCACAAGGAATAGAAACAGATACAGGTCTTAGCTATAACCCTTCTAGTGGTTTAGCAACTTTAACAGGTTTTGGCGGTACTGGAGCAATAAAGGTTCCTATAGGGTCTACAGGACAACGACCTAGTAACGCAGCAGGTTTGTTAAGATACAACAACACTACAGGCAAGTTTGAAGGATACACAGATGCTTGGGGTGACATTGGTGGTGGTGAAGCTACTATAACAATTAGCACAATGACGGGTGACGGTAGCGATACTACTCTTACATTGTCAGCAGCACCTCCGTCTGAAAACGCACTTCAAGTTTATTTTGATGGTGTTTATCAACACAAAGATACTTTTAGCTTTAGCGGAACTACACTTACATTCTCTACAGCACCTGCAAGCGGCGTTAAAGTAGAAGCAATAAATCTTCTTACAGTTGCTGCAAGTACAACCCCAGCAGACACAAGTGTTACCACAGCTAAACTAGTAGATGACAGCGTTACAAGCGCCAAATTATCTCATTCATTAGACGTTGTAACAGGTTTAACCATTGGCGGTGCTAGTAATGGCGTAGCAATAACTAACGGAGCTATTGCGCTAAAGAACTCTGGCACACAGTCTAAGATTGATTTCTATTGCGAGTCATCTAACGCACACTACACAAGAATACAAGCAGCCCCGCATAGCAGTTACTCAGGAAACATTACGCTTACGCTTCCCGCATCAGATGGCGACGCAGGACAGTTCTTGCAAAGTAACGGCTCTGGAGTAATGTCGTGGGCCGCAGCAGGAGGCTTGTATAACGATTGGCTAGTAAAGACCGCTAATTTCACAATGGCAAGCGGCGACCAAATCATAGGTAACCATGCATCCACCGCTTTTACTTTGACGCTTCCAAGCTCACCAAGTGCAGGTGCTGTTGTCACTGTAAAAAATGTTGGGGCAGCCCTGATAACAATTGGGCGCAATTCATCAAATATAAATTCGGTAGCTGGAGATGCTCTGTTGCCAAAAGACAATGCGGCTACGCTTGTCTACGTCGATAGTACCATTGGCTGGACAACAATTTAAGGAGATTTAAAAATGGCGGCAGTAATAGGTAGTAAAGGATTTTGGAATCGTGATCCTGCAAAAATGCCAAGAACTTATGGCGAAACATATCAAACGTTCATTGGGTCTGCTTCTTCGGATATACAGATACTTCGTCTTAACACAGCAACCACTCTAACTAACACTGATTATATAACTGCAATAACAAGCAATGCTGTTTCTAATACAGCAAGAACTATTGTTAATGTCAGCGGAAAGTCAGGCTGGTTAACTTTTGCATTTGGCCCCGCAGCAGCTTCTCAAGCAACAACATTTGTTGTTACCGTAGATGGTGTTGCAACAACTATAGCTGTCAATGCTGATGGCTCAGATCAATTAGATCTTGGCGGTCAAAATAATTCTGGCTCCGGTTTTTTAGGATTAATGTTAAATAGTCACAGCGCAGGTGGCTACAATAATGGATTAACAAACGGTGCTTGGATAGCAAATAATAATAATGCAAGTTACCAAACGTGGAATGAAGAGCATCAGACGTTAAATCAAGGAATGTACAATGACGCAAATAGCCATAACCGTAGGGTTTTAGACCCGTTTCATGCGATCCATGAATATCCGTCTTCAGTTGTGCGTTTTGAAAATAGTTTAACAGTTACTGTTGCTGGCACTATTGCCGTCACAGACGCTACCCATCGCACTTCTGGTGTTATTTACGTTCTTGATTCATAGGAGATAAAAATGAGCAACTTAATAAGCACTACTAAATTAAATGATGGGTCACTTTTAAGCAGGTTTTTATTTGCAGATGGGTCATATATTGACAAACAAATACATGAATTCATTACTCCGTCTTCTGAAGAGATAGCAGCAGACGCAAGAGCATGGAGAGATTCACAGCTTCAAGCAACTGACAACATCCCTGCAATCACAGATCATCCGCAACGCGCAGCGTACCTAACGTACCGCACGGCACTCCGCGACTGGCCTAGCACCTCTGAATTTCCGTCTGGCACTAAGCCCACACTAGGGAGCTAAACAATGGCAATTACACAGATTAAAACCACGGGTATTGCCGACGATGCAGTTACTAGCGCAAAGCTAGACAATAGCATAGTTATGACAGGAGCTTTAACGGCAGCGCAAGTAAACGGCGGCGTAACTACAACTGTTGTTTCAAGTAGCGCAACGGCTACAACAGGTCAGAACCATTTTATATCGTCTGCTTGCACTTTAACGCTTCCCGCTTCTCCGTCGCTTGGCGATCAAGTTATGGTTGCGGTAGGTAACTTTGCTACAGCTAT